TGTCAATACGTAAGTCGTGGCCACAACGGAGAGAAGGGACGCTGTCTTGCTTTGATAAGACAGACTTGGATTATTCATCTCTAGTCGCTGTACCCCAAGCGCTTCGTGATAAAGGGCGTCTTAGACCCCTATCAGCAGCAAAAGCTGTGGCTTTCCTTAAGAATAATACAAATTCAGGCTTACCCTTTTATGCCAAGAAAGGAATAGTGAAAGAACGTCTTCTGGAACGTTTTGAATTTTACCTGGATAGAAAAGACCCTTGTATTTTATTCTCCAGAACAACGGAGCAGGGGAAAACACGTGACGTTTGGGGTTATCCTATAGCAGATACTCTAAATGAAATGCGTTATTACCGTCCTCTGTTGGATTACCAAAGGAAGTTATACTGGAGATCAGCCTTAAATGGACCAGACGTAGTGAATAAACGGATGACATCGATAATCAATCAAGCCATGACATCCAATCTGGAACTAGTTTCCGTAGACTTTAGTAATTATGATCGTTCGATAAAACGAGGTCTCCAGCAAAAGGTATCTGAATATTATAAGTTTCTGTTTCAAAATAAATGTCGAGATGAAATAGATTATATAATTGAAAGGAAAAGTACTATTGGACTCGTTACACCAGAAGGTTTAATATCTGGAGAGCATTCAGAACCTTCAGGCTCTACTCTCACTAATGAAGATGATTCCATCGCTCAATTTATAATAAGCAGACAGTCCGGTACAACTACACGGGACCTAGTTGATATTCAAGGAGATGATGGCGTGTACGGCTTAAATAGTGATAAAGTTAACAGCTTCCACTATGGTTTTGAAAAGTATGGGATCAATCTAAATATTGAGAAAAGCGATATGGCAAAAGATTACTTGTTATATCTTCAAAATCTATACCACATAGATTACGTGAAGAATGGTGTAATTGGAGGTATTTATCCTGTTTATCGTGCCTTAAACAGAATATTGTACCAAGAACGGTGGTCTAACTTTGAGGATTTCCAAATAAAAGGAAAAGATTATTATTCAATAAGAACAATCTGTATCCTGGAAAATTGTAAACATCATCCTCTTTTCAAAGAGTTAGTGAAATTTATCTATAACTTGGATAAATATAAGCTCCAAGTTAGCTCAGAAGGTATTTCAGGC